TGATGAAAGATCATCCGAATGCTAGTAAATTAGCACAGGATTATCTTAACAATGCTATGGGTATTGAACCTAGTAAAATGGGCAAGGCTGTTGACGCCGGATTTAATGCTTTGTTTGCACCATTTGGTATTGGTCCAGGTATACCAAAAACTGGTATCAGTATTGCTAAGTCTGTGGCTAATACCTGGATGTTTGGCCTATCTCCTATATTCTTGGCAATCCAGACAATACAACCACTAGTAGCTCTACCCGCAATGACTCTCTATTTGCGTAGTAAAGGAGTAGATTCTTTTGGTGTAGCGGCTGTTCCAAAAGCGATGGGTACTCTATATAAGCAGGTTTTAGGTAAACCTCTAAATACCATTGAAAAGGGGGCGATGGAGTACGCTAAAAATAATCATGTATACGCAACTGACTTGGTGCAACATAGTACATCCACAACAAAAGGTCCAGGCTATTATTGGAATACTGTAACCCAAGCACCACAAGCCCATGTTGAGACCGGTACTCGTGCCGCTGTTTTTCATGCTCTTGTTAATACCCTACATGATGGTGGCTTATCCGTTAAAGATGGTTTGTATGAACAAGCTCAGCGGTTTACAGACTTGGCTATGAATAACATCTCACAGATGGAACGACCAGCTATATACAATGCTTTAGGTCCATTCGGAAGTATGGCATATAACCTAAAGAGCTATTCCCATAATGAGATTAGTCGGTGGTCTATGTATGCTAGAGAGATACCAAACTCTGGTAATGCTATCCCACTTCTTGCACAGATGGCTTCTACAATTGCTTTTGCTGGTTTAATGGGTTTACCTTTCTTTTCTCAGTGGGATGACCTATATGGTTTCATCACAAAGAGATTGGGAGAGGAACGGTCATTGACGCTAGATACACTCAAGCTGTCTGAAACTGTTGGAAAAGAACTTGGACCCAAAGGAGCATATGCCCTATCTAATGGTATGTTTGCTATGGCTGGTGCTAATATGTCTCCTCGAATTGGTGCTGGTGATATTTTACCATCTACTGCTGCTGACGCTGCATTTGCTGGAGGTGGTAAGTTGTTTGAGATGGCTAAGGCAACAGGACGTGCTGCTATCAGTCCATCTGAAGAGAACTTAAAAGCCGCTGCTCTTAACTTAGCTCCACCATTCTTACAGGGGACTATTAAAGATGAGTGGTATACAAAAGGTAATCTTGCTTATAGCACTGACCCGACTAAACTCAAAGCTACTGCTGAACTAAACGACGTAGACCGTCTATTAGGTAAGATTGGTATCCTTGGTATTAACAAGTCAGTCCAACAGACTAAAAACTATGAAGCTAATCGTCTAGACATGGCTTTCAAGGAAGTCCGTGAAAAGGCTCTTAATAGTATGGCACAGGATATCTTACGTGATCGGCCTATCTCACAAGAAGCTATCAACAAGTATATCAAGAATGGTCAGGGTGATCCTAAAGCATTGGAAATGGCGTTGCAACAAAAAGGTATTGATCTTAATCGGTCACCACAAAATGCTGCACTTATCCGTGACGCAGGTAGCTCTAGTATTACACGTCAACAATCACTGATGCGGCGGACACAATAATGAATATCTCTGAAAATGGTATAAAGATTCTTATGTTACGCGAGGGCTCTAGAAATAAAGCCTACAAGGATACAAAAGGAATCCTGACAATTGGTGTAGGACATACTGGACCTGAAGTTAAAGCTGGTTTGGTATGGACTGACAAACAAGTTATGGATGCCTTTAAACAAGATATCCGTACCTCTGAGCTGGCTATTAATGTTTCTGTGTTGGTGTCGCTAACGCAAAACCAATATGATGCATTAGTTAGCTTTGTGTTTAACGTTGGTGTCAATGCCTTTAAGCGGTCTACGATGCTACGTTTCATTAACCTTAAACAGTTTACCAAAGCACAACAGGAGTTTGATAGGTGGCACATACCACCAGAGATAACTTCTAGACGTAACTCGGAACGTGATCAATTCGGAGCATAGAGACCAAAAAAAACCCCCTTGGATGATAAGTCCTTGGGGGTTTTCTTATTTGGGGATTCCACGTAAGGTGTTGATGACCGATCTCAAATCACATTAGATTCTCCTTATTTAGACCAGATGAAAATACATCGAATGATTAGTAAGTCAAGAACAAAACAGAAGCCTACGTCGTCACCATCCACTAGAGTACTCTTATCTGGGAACTCTACGCCAACCATCATCCCGTTGATGAGGTTTACGCCAATACTAAGACCCACAAGTTCCACCTCCGGTGAGTGAGCACACATCGACAGTCTCGTCGTAGACAGTATCCTTGTGTGACAATGCCTCTTTATAAGGTACTGCTGTTAGGGGTTGTCCTCCCCGACTAGCGTCGGGGTAGCAGGTAAAGCCACGCAAACGGGGAGCATACTTAGCAAGAATTTCTGTGAAGCCTTTGACTGTACCCTCGTTGTTTGTAGATGAACCCCACTCAGGAAGATTAATAGTACTTGAAATACTCATGTCTACATAATCTTGGATTCCTGCTTGAAAAGCCAGACGACGCTCGTAATCTGTACTCAGGTCAAGGGCTGTTTCAATGGTGTCGGGATCGGCATCGTACTTCTCGATAAGTGATTGGGCTGTTCCGTCAACAACGTACTGATATTTCCATTTAGTCCCTTCCGTAAGGAAGCGTCTTTTGTAAGCAACAGCAAACAAAGGTTCAATTCCTGTGGTCGTTCCAGCCAAGATCCCAATGCTGCCTGTAGGTGCAATAGCTCGGTATGCAACCGGTCGGCTAATAAAGAAGCGGTCACAGTGCTCGTTTGCAGCAGACTCGGATTCGCTTCGATAGACTTGGAGCCATTTGTGTAGTTCATTTGTTACCTCGTATTTTTCTCCTCGTTGGAGGAGCCATTCATGGATACCCATAAGTCCAAGACCAAGACGGCGGTTCTTTTCTCGAACCTTGTAAACTTTTTCGTAAGGCAGATCGGCTCGCAATGTCCCACAGACGAGGAATTTAGAAGCGAGGGAAACAACAGCTTTGAACTCCTCCAAAGATGAAATATTACCCATATTGACTGAACCAAGATTACATACGTCACTATCATCTTCTGATGTAACTTCAGTACAGGCATTTCGGAGGGTTTCATTCTGTTTACTTCCAAAGTTAAAGGAGAAGCCCGGCTCCCCCGTCATGAGTGCTTGACGACAGTTCTCCATAAAAACAGGATTGGTTGCCAACTCGCTGTCGATGATCGACCCACCCAAACCTTTTGTATAACAACCCAAACTGGCGTCGTCGTAGTTGACACTGATGTTGGTCATGTCCAGAGGTGCTGGGTAGTTGAAGTCAATGGCCTTCTGTTCTCGTGTAAGATCATTCCAGTTCTTGATTTTTAAGAATGCTTCTACATCCTCATGTTGCCAGTTTAATGAAGCATAGATAGCACTTCGGCGGCTACCTCCCTGCATCACGCCCCGCCCCGCTTCATTGACCATCTGCATTAAAGGAAGCGGACCACTAGCAGTACCACCTGTACGGCTGAGAGGGCGTCCCTTACCACGCAAGCGTGAATAATCAATACCAATACCACCACCAGTCATCAAACAAGAGATGGATCGTTGCATAACTGCTGCCCACTCTTCACGTGTATCTTCTTCAGCACGTAATAGAAAACAATTGTTGAAGTAGCTATGACCACGACCACTATACCAGATGTAGCGTCCTCCGGGGAAAAACTTCTGATCTTTAATATATTCTTCTAGTTGACGCAAATCCGATTGACTCATAAGAGAACTAGCAGTCCCCCATCGTGAGCCACAGACATCCTCTACAATATCGTGAGAACGTTGTGCCCAAGTTTCTCCGGGAAATTTAGCATACTTAACATTGAAAATATTTTGTGCGAATGAATTTTTAAAATCTGTCATTAAATGTGAGTCCAAATGTTTCTGTTCCAAATATCAAGTATATTAGTTTTAGACATCTTAAAAAGAAGTCCTACTTTTCTACTAGATAACTTTCCATGTAATTCTCGAATAAGTAATACTTGCTCAGCATTAGTTTTAGAATTTCCACAGAGTTCTCCTTTAGCCTGTCTATTCTTTTTTACCATATCTTTTGAATTATCGGCATGTGTCCCTAATACTAAATGATTAGGGTTAACACAAGCTGGTGTATCACAGGTATGTAAAACTACATCAGACTTTGATGCTTTAGCTATTAGACGGTGAGCATATACTGTTTTACCTTCAAACCAAGTAACAGGATATCCCTGACTGTTTAAAGCCCCAGTCCATAATACACAATCATCCATTTTCTTGGTTCCGTTTCTTGTGTTCACAAGCCATACATAAATAGATGGCGGGGTATTTACGTAAGTTTTGGCGTTTCATCCATGAGTTGCATACTGGACACTTGTCGATCCGTTTCGGTTTCACTACCGGAGAGAGCATTGGCAATGGCATATCGTGCCTCCTTTTCTTCGTGGATACGAATAAGATATGGTTTCTTATAAGATTGTTTATCGAACGGCAGCGTGGAGTCGTGAGTATTGGTCTTCAATTTGTTCCTCTAGGATTTCTACGAGTTCTACAATATCAATATTTAGAAGATCCAGGAATTCTAGGATATCTAAATTATGGATAATAAGGAGTTTGAGTTCTTCAATATCAGACTGCATTTACGACAGCTTCTCTATTATCACCACTCCCTTTAATAGTTCCTGTTGCCTTTCGCTTGATGAGCTTGTCTAGGTTACCTTGAGCGATGTCCTCTAAGGTGAGACCCATATCAGCACCTATGGCGGCTACACACCAAAGGATATCACCGAGTTCTTTTGCGATGTTTACGCCAATGGTTTGTTGAGGTACTTCGTCACGAATTCCTTTTGCGATGTGACCATTAAGCTCACCCACCTCGCTGGTGAGGTTAAGTAGAGCATACATATGATCGGCGCTAGGAAGACGGAAGGAGAGAGCTTGTGTTTGATAATCATTTAGTTTCATCTTTGTTCTTTTCTGTAGGAATGTAGTAATCACAAATACCTTCTTCATTTACAGGAAGGATTGTGAAATAGGATTGTAGATATTCACTTGGAACTGCTGTGGCCCGGTAACAGGTAGTTTTGTTAGGACAGTCTCCACCTTGACACATAGAGATATCAGGCATTTTGTTCTCCTAAAAGTGCTTTTGTAGAGACTGGAAATAGCTCTACTAGTTTGTTGTAAATGGGACGGGCCACATCCTCGTTTTCTTTCTGTGCATGTGCATCCAAACGGAGTTTGCAGATACGAGAGAAGAATAACAAACTACCCGTCCACACCCACGTTGTCATCATATTTTGTGGGAGGGTGCTTCGTGCCTGTTCAGCACAGATATCAGCATCAATCATATTCTCATATAAATATGCCAGGGTCTTTGTATGATACTTAGCAGAATCAATCCACTCATCATTACCATAGACACTCCCTTCGCCACTGCCTTGTTTGACATTGTCGGCCTTCGGTCGGAGGGAAGTTGGGAAGTGAAACTCTGGCTCACTGTCTACATACCGACGACTTACTTCAGACCAACCATCTCCAGTAACAGCCTCACTTAGATGTCCACCGATATGGCTCTTCCAAAGTTGACGTGCCAAGAACAATGGTGCTGTAATACGAAAGGTTAACATACAATGTGTGAACGGTGCAAAGTGCTTCTCCTTATCAAGGGTAGATACAAGATCTTTGATACGCTCAATATCTGTTTCATTTGCAATCTCTTGAATAATAGACTCATACTCTTTATTCATCATACCACGAGCTAGGAATTGAATCAAAGACTCTTCCCGTCCTTTCGGATAGTCGTCTGTGCTATTAAAACTAGCACGCGCCGCATCAACAACTCGTCTATCATTTCCCATCGAGTCGATAAACTCGACTTCAATATCACTTACTTTCATCGAATCTTCCTTGCTAATGCTTTAACTTCCTCAGAATAATCTGATGGTAGGGATGAACCTAATTTATGTACATCTGACTCAGAGGGACACTCTGCTCGTGCTTTGCGTTCTAGATTATCGTACACACTATCTGGAATTGGTGAGTCAGATTCCACATAATAGAGATAACGATAGGCTAGTACTAATTGTTCTACTGTGGGCATTAAATAGTATCCCGTTCGTAAAGAGCTTGTCGTAAGTAAACAACCAAGTCTAGTGCCTCTTCATAGGCATCCTTGAGGGCGTCACGCCCATTATTAGGTTGTAAGGGCGTACCATACTTGTCAATACCAAAGGAGTTGCGTTTAAGCATATCCTTCTGCACCAACCACCATACCTCCGGCTCTTTGTTTGCTTGTGGTGGAGGTTGTCCCCAATCGTTAGGCAACAAACCATTTAAGCGGTTCTCAGGGAATGATGCTTTGGTGGGATCAATGAGACCAGACTGGATAGCACCGCGTTCAAAGGCGGCGTCGAGTGAACCAGGTTTTTGTGTATAAAGATGACTAAACATTGTATTTAGAATTAGTATAAGATAAAGAAACAGGCATAACATCAAACTCACCGGTAGGCTTGACATCATGCAACACTAGAAAACCACGCCAATGGCGATTACCTTGCGGACCCATATAGGACTCCTCGTGCTCGTAACAAGATCCTGCGATGATAGAAGTAATAAGACTACCATCTGCTCGATAACTTGTTGCTAACTGAAGTCCTTGTTGGTGGCCTGCAACACAAGATTGGTGCTTCTTATTTAGCTGTGCGCTTGCACTACTAGCTGGACGACCAGCCACACCGGTAACAAAATAATGACTGTATGCCACACCATCAATGATAACAACGTTAAGAAAGTCATGAACTTCCCAACCAAATTCTTTGTACTTAAGATCATCTATAGACAGAACACCATCTAACTTAGGGTCATTGTCTACTGCTCTATTAATACGATGCTCGT